GTACAACACCATCATGGGAGCCATCAAGACCCACCGCGAAGAGCAGAAGAGAAAGGACGCGCCAGTGAACAATCTCGAAGAACAAGTGAAGAAACACGATGAACGGCTTGAACGTGACCACGAACGACTGAACAATCTGGAAGAAGCCAACCGCATACAAATGCGGGCGCTGATGGCGATGCTGCACCACGAGATCGACGGGAACTCGGTGGACGGATTGAAGCGAAGCTATGACGAGATTCAGAAGTACTTGATCGAGAAATAGGAGCGTGATTTCAATGAGAGATTGGGGCAAGTGGTTCAAGGCAGCGGGAATCCGTGCAATCAAAACCGTGGCGCAGACGGCGGTGGCGACCATCGGAACATCTGCTGCTATGGGCGATGTCAACTGGAAGCTGGTGCTGTCCTCCGCTGTGCTGGCGGGCATCCTGTCGCTGCTGACCAGCGTGGCTGGCATCCCGGAAGTGCCGGAGGAGTAGACCTGAAGAAGCCCCGCGCTGCAATGGCGCGGGGCGGTTTTTTAGTGGTAGCATGGTGGGTGGAATTCATCTTTCACACCATGCTACCACTGTTTTGCGCAGAAAAATCCTCGTCGTAAGCATCGGGCACACGGGGGAAGAGCGTCAGGCTCAGGTGGTCGGTGGGGGCGTTGTTCCGTTGGCAGCGCTGGGTTTTTGAGTAGCTGATGTGATCGAGGACGGAGCGGAGGAGGGCGTTCTTTTCCGCTGGAGTGGCAGCGAGGTCATAGGCACCGAGGACGGTGCGGACTTGGGGGAGGACGGCGAGCACGGGATCCGGAGGCGGGGGCGCGTCCAGCGCAGCGAGGGCTTCGCGGGTGGCGGCGATTCGTGCATCGAGATCGGCGCGACGTTCGCGGAAGGTGGTGGTGTCATAAACGCCCTGCTCCAACAGATCGAACAGCCGCCCCGACTGGCCCTCCAGCGTGGTCAGCTGGTCGGTGAGCTGGGCGCGGGCCGCATCGGTGGCGCTGGCGTTCGCGGATGGCGCAGGAGCAGGCTCGGCGTCCCGTGCCTCGTAAGCGTTCACCCAGGCGCGCAGGCCGTCCAGGACCACGCCTTCCACCACGTCGATGTACGTACCAGCGGTGGGGCAGTGCTGGGTGACGCAGCCGAGAAGGCCGTTGCGGCGATGGCGGTCACCCTTATACTGCATCATCCTTCCGCATTGAGCGCAGATCACCAGCCCGGCCAGCGGGTTGGCGATCTGCGCCATTTTGTTTTTTGGCCGCTTTTCATGCGTTGAAAACATCTGCTGTACCTTCTCCCACACATCCCGGTCAATGATGGCTTCGTGATGTCCATTCACCAGCAGCGCATCGTCGTTACGGGGGCGGGTGCTGACCCGCTTGCCGTCCTTGATGGCGTATTGTGTGGTGCGCTGGTTCCATTGGACTTTGCCAATATAGGTGGGATTTTGCAGCATGTGACGAATGTAGGAGGGCTCGAAGCGGTGGCCGAGGTCGGTACGCAGGCCCATACCGTTGAGCCGATCGGCGATCACCGCCGCACCCACGTCCCGACCGTCCATGCCGTAGGCGTACCAGTTGAATACGGACTGAACGATGGCGGCCTTCTCCGGGACGACCTTCAGCGACCAGCCCTTGCGGCCCTGGAGTTTGATGCGCTCGTAGCCGTAGACCGGGCGGGGGCCCATGTAGCAACCGTCCATGGCCGAGGCCAGCCGCCCGCGCTGCATCCGCTTTTTGATCATGCTGTACTCGCGCCTGCTGAAAAACAGCTTGATCTCGAAGAACTCGGCGTCGCTGTCGTCGGCCGGGTCGTAGGTCTTGTCGGGCGTGACGATCAGCACACCAGCGTAGAGGAAGGTCTGCATGATAACGCCCTGGTCAATGCTGTCCCCGCGCCCAAGGCGGTCCACGTCCACCACCAGCACGCCGTCCCACAGGCCGGAGCCCACGTCCTCCAGCAGCTGCCGCACCTGGGGGCGCTCGGCGATGGTATCGCCGGACACGATCTCCCGATACCACCGGGCCACCCGGATGCCGAGTCGTTCGGCCAGGTCGGAGAGCTGCTTCTCATGCCGGGCCAGCGTCTCGCCCTGGCCGAGTGCTTCCATCTCCATGTCCCGGCGGGACTTACGGAGGTAGGCGGCATACAGGCCGTTGGCTTTGATCAGGCCCATGCCGTCACCTCCCCAGCTTTACTTCATCAGATTGAAAAGCCACATAAGCCCCGGTCTGCAGGCGGGTGGCGTGGATGTCGTCGATTACCATGGCCAGTGCAAAAGCGGGCAGACTGAGCCATAGCCCGGAGAAGAAGCCGCCGATGATGCCGAGGATTCTGCCGCCGAGACTGGCGGTGTTGTAGTCCGTGCTGACGGTTTTCATCAGCCAGGCGGCTATGACAGGCCCGGCAACAAAGAGGCCCGACAGAGCCGCGCCGATGACCGTGAGCACACCGTAAATCTCAAGCGTGCGGATGATCCAGCTTTTCTTTGAGGTTTCCTCGGCGTACTTCGGAAAAATCACCCAGTTCATATTCATACCCTCCTATTTGAATCCCTTTTTGACCTTCCCGGCGATGCCGGGCTTATAGATGCGGGTGTAGCCGACAGGCACCCCGAATATCCGAACATTCGCATAATCCTCGAACTCCACCATGATCGGCGGGTGGGTTTCCATGTTGTCGGAGATCAGCGTCAGGCCGGTGGGGCGCTTGTATACGTGCTTGAGCGTCGCCTCGTCGTCGAGGAACACCACGGCCACCGCGCCCTCGGGGACGTCGGGCCGGGCCTTGATGTAGACCAGGTCACCATCCTGATAGGTGGGAATCATGCTGTCGCCGCGGATGGTGATCGCCGCGTCAGCATCGACGGGGCTGTCCACGTAGACGCCCAGCTCCTCCGGGTCATAGATCGGCTCCCCGGCGGCCACGCTGCCGATCAGCGGGACGCGCTGGCGGTGGAGGGATGAGATCGGGCGGACGTTGGAGGGGAGTAACGAATCGTTCCCTCCTCTTGCCTGATCCAAGCCGTCGACAAAGTCACCGAAGGAAATGCCGAACGCCTCGGCGAGTCTTTCAGCTGTTTCCAGATCTGGAACGCGGAGACCTTTTTCATAATTGCTGATCGCGGTGCGACCTACGCCGATCATGTCGGCCAGCTGCCCTTGGTTCAGCCCTCGTGCAATACGCAGTGTTCGGATTCTATCTGCTGCGTTTCTCATGTCTGTTCCCTCCTTTGGCAAATTATACCACGGAGCGTGACAAAAAGCAACATCAAAAAGTTCACGAATTGAAACATACTTGCAAGACAAATGTCACGTTTCGTGGTTTACATGGGTCACGGTGCATGGTATAATGTGGTTGTCACGGAACGTGGAATTCGGGAAGGAGGTGAGCGAGTTGAACGAGCCGAGACGCAACACTGTCATTGGTTCCCGCATACGCGATTTGCGTGAATCGATGGGGAAGACCATCGCTGAAATGGCCGACGATACCGGACTGGGCGATTCTGCGCTGCGCAATTATGAAATTGGCCTGCGGATTCCCAACGATGCCGCCAAGCTGACCATTGCGCGGTATTTCGGGAAGACCGTCGACGAGCTTTTTTATTGCGTGTAAGGTCACGAAACGTGGATTTTTCCATCCACGGACGAGGTGAGGGATATGGCCATCGTAAAGACCATCACCAGCGGAACCGCTACGGTGCACATCGACGACAGCTGCTGCCGGGGGTTGAGCCCGGAGGAGAGCGCGCGGCGGTGGGCCGAGGTGGATCGGGCGATCCAGCGGATTAACCACAACCACGCCGCGAGAGTGGCGGCGGGGGACGGACACGAGGAGGTGAAACCATGACATTCGACGATCTGGACAACGCCCCGAGGATGAAGGACTACCTGACGGCAAAGGACCTGGACACCGAAGCCTGCGTGAACCTGGCGGCGACGATACTGGGAGAGCAGCAGAGCGCACTGACCTCCGCGGCGAGGAAGGCCGCTGCGCACCCGACCGGGGAGAACCTGCGGCACCTCGAGGAGCTGCGGCGCTTCTACGAGAGCGACTGGTACAAGGTGCTCAGCTGCGGCCTTGCCGACGGCAAGGAGATCGCCAAGCGCATCATCAAGCGGGCGGTGCGCGGGATAAAGGTTACCGAGTGAAAGGAGGACATTGTGAAGCGATTTGGATTTGCCATCAGGACGGGCGGCGACCCGGAGATCGCCGAGGCGCTGGCGGGCGGTATCAAGGCCGGGACCCGGCAGACGCACCACAGCGACGCTGTGCGGCGGGTGGCTATGATGCGGCACACCCCCGAGGAGTGGAATGCCATGACCGTCAAGGCGCGCTACGACTACGGACAGGACCGTCCGACGCCGCGCTGGGCTGAACGGCTGCTGGTCGGCTGGGCGCTGATCTGCCTGGGCGTGAGCTGGCTGTATCACCGGCAGGACCGACTACTGCACAGGAGGACAGTATGAGAAAGGGCTACGCGATTCGGGATTTTCATCAGCACGGCTGGCTACAGACGCGCACGAAAGTGGAGGGTTTTGATTGCCCGGTGACCATCTGGGCGGAGGAAGATGAACAGGCCATGTTGTTCCGCAAACTGAAGGACGCCAAGGCGATGCTGAAGGCCGTCCGGAAGGACCACCGCAGGCCGGAACAGGTGCGGATCCTCGACCCGAAATGGCGGGTGATCGTGTGAACATGGTGAACGCCGCTATGAACGTAGTCAGCAACGGCATGATCATCACCGGCGCGGCGGTGCTGCTGACCGGCCTGATCGGGCTGATGCTGGCGAGGGCAGAAGACGAAAAAGGAGGTAACGAGCATGATGACGCTGACCATTGAAATCCCCGCGCTCGACCGGCTGTGCAACTGGCTGGAGAGCCGGGACAAGACCGATCTGCTGGAAGCCATCAAGACCGATCTGCTGGAAGCCATCAAGACCGAGATCGTGACGAAGCTGAAGGAGGCCGCCGGAAACGGCACCCTGGAAAAGGCCGCGAACGCGCCCACCGGGAAGCCGACCTCAGCAGAGCCCCAGAAAGCACCGCAGGAGCCGCCCAAGCCGGAGCCTACCGAGAAGCCGACCGCAGCTGCGGAGCCTGCGCCAGCTACCCCGGCAGTGACGCTGGATGCCGTACAGAGGGCCGCGGCGCAGATGCGGGACGACGGCAAGCTGAAGGCCGTGACGGACATGTTCCCAGAGTTCGGAATTAAGAAGCTGTCCGATCTCAAGGGCGACCAGCTGCAGAAGTTCGGCGACCGGCTGCGCGAGATGGGAGCGAAGATATGAGCCACGCACTGCTATCACCCAGCAGCGCAAGCCGCTGGATCAACTGCCCGCCCTCCGCGCTGCTGAACGCGGAGGCGGGCGACCGGGACACGGTGTTCACCCGCGAGGGGGAGCTGGCCCACGCGGTGGCGGAGCTGAAGGCGCGGAAGCACTTCATCGGCATGGGTCCGCAGAAGTACGGCGCGGCGCTTCGGAAGCTGAAGGCCGACGAGCTGTGGCAGGACGAGATGGACGGCCACACCGACGCCTACCTGGACGCGCTTAAGGATATCGCCGCGACTTTCGCCGAGATGCCATATGTGGCGCTTGAGCAGCGGGTGGACTTCTCTGGGTACGTGCCGGAGGGCTTCGGCACCGCCGACTGCATCATGATCGGCGGCGAGGTGCTCCACATCGTCGACTTCAAGTACGGCAAGGGCGTGGAAGTGAGCGCCGAGGACAATCCCCAGCTCAAGCTGTACGCCATGGGCGCGATCGAGCAGTACATGGCCTTCTACGACATCTTCACCGTGCGGATGACCATAGTGCAGCCCCGCATCAAGCGGGAGCCGGACACCTGGGAGCTTCCCGCCCGCGATCTGCTGCGCTGGGCCGAGGATGTGGTCAAGCCAGCCGCCGCGCTGGCGGCTGCCGGTGATGGCGAGTTCGCCGAGGGCGACTGGTGCCGCTGGTGCGCCGTCCGGGGCAACTGCCGCGCGAGGGCTTCGGCGAACACCGTGCTCGAGGACTTCGGAATGAAACAGCCGCCGCTGCTGACCGACGAGGAGGTCGGGCGGGCGCTGACGCTGGGACGCAGGCTCAAGACCTGGCTGTCCGACCTCGAAGAGTACGCGCTGACCGCCTGTCTGAACGGCAGCGACGTCCCCGGATGGAAAGCCGTCGAGGGTCGCGCGGTGCGCGCCTGGACCGATCAGGACGCGGCGTTCAAGGCCGCGAAGCTGGCGGGTGTACCGGAGGAGATGCTCTACAAGCGCGAGCCGGTGTCGCTGGCGCAGCTGGAGAAGATCATGGGCAAGAAGGACTTTGCGAAGGTTTTCACACAGCCCAAGGCCATGTTCGTGGTCACCCCGCCCGGAAAGCCTACGCTGGTGACCGAGGACGACAAGCGCAAGGCCATCACCAACAAGCCCGAGCCGGAGGACGACTTCGGCGAGGAATTACCGTTTTGAGCATCTAAACCCCGATTTTGGACATTTTTCTGCAAATACGGGCATTTGATTACCGATTTTGAGCATTTAAGGAGGAAATGAATCATGGCTACCACCAACAATCCTACCCACGTTGTGACCGGCAAGGTCCGCCTGAGCTACGCCCACCTGACCGCACCCTACAAGAGCAAGCTGGCCGACGAGAACGACAAGGCCAAGTACAGCGTGACGCTGCTGATCCCCAAGGCCGACACCGTCACCAAGGCGAAGATCGACGCCGCCATCAAGGCCGCCGGGGAGAAGGCGCTGGCCAACGGCAAGATCAAGAAGGGCACCCCGATCGACAAGCTGCCCACCCCGATCTGGGACGGCGACGGCTTCAAGGCCGACGGCTACACGCCCTTCGGTCCGGAGTGCAAGGGCATGTGGGTGCTGTCGGCCAGCAGCATGGACCAGCCGAAGGTGGTCGACCTGGGGCTGAACCCCATCCTCGACTCGACGGAGATTTACAGCGGCATGTGGGCGCGGGTCGGCCTGGACTTCTACGGCTACAACAACCGCAAGATGGGCATCGGCTGCGGCCTGGGCAACGTGCAGAAGGTAGCCGACGATGAGCCGCTGGGTGCCGAGCGCGCCAGCGTGGAGAGCGACTTCGGCGGCGACGACGAATACGACCCGCTGGGGTGAGCGCATGGCTTCAATCATAAACCTGCCCGAGGTTAAGAAGGGCGAGACCTATATTCTGGAGCTTAAGGACATACCGCTTCGCCCAGCGCTTAAACGCCTCCAAATGGTCAAAATCGTTAGTATTGATCATTTCGGAAAATCCAATGATGGTGAACCAGCGCATGATTGCTACGATTGTGTCGGGGCCTTTGGCGTAACATATCGACGCGGGTACAATTACGGGCAAACATGGCGGCTTTGGAACGACGTACCGAGTGAGGAGGAAATTCTTAAATGCACGAGTACAAGCACGACATGACGGGTGAGAGGTTTGGACGGCTCACCGTCACGACCTACGCGGGGAAAGCACCGAATGGTCATACCCTGTGGGAGTGCAAATGCTCATGCGGTGCCTTTGTCACGGTATCGAGATCGAACCTGATTTCCGGAAGGCAGGTAAGCTGCGGTTGTAAGCGCAGAGAACAGGCGGGGATGATTAATCAGACCCACGGCGGACGTAATTCCCGCCTGTATTCCATCTGGTGCAACATGATAACCCGCACGACCAACCCGAAGGGCACAGCCTATCACCGCTATGGCGGTCGCGGCGTCAAGATGTGCGAGGAATGGCGAAACAACTTCGAGGCTTTCCGTGACTGGGCTCTGGCCAACGGATACACCGAAGAGCTGACCATAGATCGCATCGACAACGACGGAGGCTATGAACCGGGCAATTGCCGGTGGGTGCCGTGGTCGGAACAGTTCAATCACCGATCAAACACCAAGCTAATCACATACCATGGCGAGACGCTGAGCATAGCGCAATGGGCTGAAAAGCTCAACATTTCAAAGACGATGCTCTACCAACGCATCAAAGCCGGGTGGCCCGTGGAGCGGGCTCTGACAGAAGGAGTAACCCCATGAAACAATGCTGCGTGGACTTTGAAACCTTCAGCGACGTCGATATCAAGAAGGCCGGACTGTACAAGTATGTCGAAAGCCCGACCTTCGACATCCTGCTGATCGCATGGGCTGTTGACGATGAACCGGTGCAGCTCGTCGACCTGACGAAGGGCGAAGACCCGGATCCCTTCCTGCGAGTGGTCTACAACAATGACGTGGAGCTGCGGAGCTATAACGCCGCATTCGAGCACGCGACATTGAACACCTGGCTGGAGCGACGAAACCGTCCTACCATCCCGCTGCACCGCTGGCGCTGCACCATGGCTCACGGGCTTTACTGCGGCTACACCGCCGGACTGGGCATCACCGGCGAGGCGATGGGGCTGCCGCAGGACAAGCGCAAGCTGGGCATCGGCGCGGCGCTGATCCGCCGGTTCTGCGTACCTCAGAAGGAGAAGGCCAAGCCGCTGGTGGACGGCCTGCTGGGCGAGGAGGACAGCCTGACGAAGGTGCGGCGGGTGATCGCCGCGGAGCCGGAGAAGTGGAACCTCTTTAAGGAATACTGCAAGCAGGACGTGGCGACCGAGCGCGAGATCGAGCGGCGGCTGAAGAAGTGGCCGATGACGGCCATGGAGCAGCTGATCTGGGAGCTGACCTGCGACGCGAACGCCGGAGGCGTGGGCGTGGACACCGAGCTGGTGGACAGCGCCCTCGCCATCGGCGCAGCCGAGCAGGCGCGGGTGGAGGCAGAAGCCAGGGCGCTGTCCGGGCTTGAGAACCCCAAGAGCGTGCAGCAGCTGATGAAATGGCTGAACACCGAGCTGGACACGGACGCGGAGACCGAGATTACCGACCTTCGGAAGCAAACCGTGACGGGGCTGCTGCAGGCCGGGGTCGATTCCGACAAGGCGGCGCGGATGCTGGAGCTGCGGCAGCAGATGAGCAAGACCAGCACCAAGAAGTACGACGCGCTGGCGGCTGCCGTGTGCGACGACGGACGGGTGCGGGGGATGCTTTTCTACTACGGAGCCAACCGCACCGGGCGCTGGGCTGGGCGCATCGTGCAGCCCCAGAACCTGCCCCAGAACCATCTGCCCAACCTGGACTACGCCCGGCAGCTGGTGAAGGCGCGGGACGCGGAGCTGCTGACGCTGAACTACGGCACGGTGCCGGACGCGCTGTCGCAGCTCATCCGCACGGCGTTCATCCCCAGGCCGGGTAAGCGGTTCGCCGTGGCGGACTACAGCGCCATCGAGGCGCGGGTGGTGGCCTGGCTGGCCGGGGAACAGTGGGTGCTGGATGCGTTCATGGCCGGAAAGGATATCTACTGCGCGACGGCTTCGCAGATGTTCGGTGTGCCGGTGGAGAAGCACGGCCAGAACAGCGAGCTGCGGCAGCGCGGCAAGGTGGCCGTGCTGGCCCTCGGCTACGGCGGCGGCGAGTCGGCGCTGACGGCCATGGGCGCGCTGCGCATGGGCATTCCCGAGGAGGACCTGCCCGGCATCAAGCAGAGCTGGCGCAGGGCGAATCCTTCCATTTGCGCCCTCTGGCGGAGGGTGGAGGACGCGGCGGTGAACGCCGTGCAGACCGGTGCGCAGCAGATGGTACAGATCAAGACGAAGGACCCCGACAGGGCGCGGGCAAACGAGGAGCGCACAGGCGCGGAACCCGGCAGCTATTCGGACTACTTCAAGGTGGGCGTGAAGCTGACCTTCCGGAAGGAAGCCGACCCGGACACCCAGCAGGAGTTCCTGACCATCGAGCTGCCCAGCCGCCGGAAGCTGTTCTATGCGCATCCGTTCCTCGCACCGGCGAAGAACTTTCCCGACCGACAGTCGCTCCACTACTGGGGCGTCAACCAGACCAGCAAGAAGTGGGCGCAGACGGACACCTGGGGCGGCAAGCTGGTGGAGAACATCACGCAGGCCGTGGCGCGGGACTGTCTGGCCGAGACGCTGTACAAGCTGGACCGCGAGCACCATATGACCGCAGTGTTCCATGTACACGATGAGCTGATTGTTGAAGTCGATGACGAATCCGGGCTTCAAACGATGCTTGATGTGATGGCGTCCCCTATTGAATGGGCACCTGGTTTACCTCTGAAGGGTGATGGTTTTATTTGCGACTACTATAGAAAGGAGTAAGGGCATGGGCCAGTTCACTGATCTTACCGGTAGACGCTTCGGCCGCTGGACTGTTATGGGTAGGGTTAAAACGGATGCCAGGGCGACGATCTGGCGATGTAGGTGTGACTGCGGCACGATCGCCAATGTACGTGGTGGCCATTTGTGCAACGGCTCGACATTAAGCTGTGGATGCTACAAGAGAGAGCTAACAAAAAAGCGCCTGACAAAACACGGCCACCACGATGAAAAGCTGTACAAGGTATGGCTTTCCATCAACCAAAGATGCACTAACCCGAACAGCAAGGACTACCCGCATTATGGAGGGCGTGGGATTAAGCGCTGCGACGCATGGAACGATTACGAGACGTTCAGAGATTGGGCGTTTTCCTCTGGATATGCCCTCGGTCTTACCATCGAGCGACTTAACGTCAACGGCGACTATTGCCCTGAGAACTGCACTTGGATTCCAAAGGCAGAACAGGGGAAAAACACGACCCGGACTTTGAACAACCGAAAGCTGATGGAGGCGAGAAAATGACTACTACCAGAAAGATTGACGAGGTTAAAAAGGCGCTGGCGTGCTGCATCGTGCGGAACCCCGACGAGCGGAGGACCTGCCCGGAATGCCCCTATCGGGATCCGGAAGCCTACTGCGCCAACCGGTTGATGGTCGACGCGCTGAAAACCATTGAAACGCTGTCAGAAACCATCGACGCGCTCACCGGGAGCGAGTGCGAGGAGTGCAAGGTTGAGCCGGAGGAGGGGAGCACCGATGAATGAAGCGCTGATGGCGAAGGTGCGCAAGGGCGCGGAGCTGTGCCGCTACGACCCGGACCCTGGGCAGGAGTGCAAGATGCTGGTGTCCTGCGACATCTGCCCCTACTGGAACGACGAGATTGGCTGCGGCATGACGCAGCTGTTCAACGACATGCTGACCATACTGGATAAAGTGGAGGGAAAGTAAATGGATGTGAATTGCGAGCTGAACCACGTCAGGCAGGAGCTGGACAACAAGGCCAAGGAGTACGCCATACTCAGTTCGAAGATCGCCATCCGGCGAATTGAGCTGAACGCGGCGGGCGTAAGCTCCAAGCCGAAGAACACGCCGGACGAGCTGCTCCGGGGCATGATCGAGCGCTGCAATGTGCTGATCGTGGAGATCAGGGAATTGAAGAAGCGCAAGCGGGAGCTCATCGCGCAGGTGCCGCCGAAGCCGAAGAAGCCCCGCGGGGAGCGCCCCGGCAACCGGGTGTACATGGGCCGGGAGTTCTACGACTGCAACGGCTACGAGCGGCGGCTGGCGTTGCTGATGGCGATGGAGATCGGCCAGAAGCGGTATGAGGAGCTGAAGCGCCAGGCAGCGGACGACACCAGCCGGGGCGAGACCTACTTCTACACCGGCACGACGGTCACGGCCCGCTGGGACGACGCCTGCCGGAAGAGCGAAGCCGAGAAGATCGGCGAGGACTTCGAGCGCATGATGCGCACCAACTACAACCGCTTCAGCGGCGAGGAGATTTAGGAGGGACAGGCATGGCGGCTAAGAAGTACATCGTCACATACTGGAACGGCGACATTGACACGGTCCTCGGGATCTACAACTCGAGCCATGAAGCGATGGGCGGGGTTCTGTATCACGTCCTGACCACCTTCGGCCTGGATGTTCCCGAGTTCGGCGTCAAGAGCACCGGCGACAGCGGATACGATTCCTACTTCGATATCCTCGTCTCGAAAAAGAAGAAGAGCGACGGCGGGTACAACTTCGACCAGCGAGACCCGCTCAACTGCATCGACCGCTACCGGGTGTTTTTCTGGGAAAGCAACTTTGAGGAGGATTAGCATGTTCGACAGAGCTACGGAGAAAAACAGTCAGGGACCGTGCCCGTTCCGGGCTGAGGGCATATGCACTGGTGACGACTGCGTGATGTGGAACGACGATGTCAACGCCTGCGGGCTTTCGCCGATCAGCCTGCACCTGCTGATGAAGACGGCGGTGACGGACGCGGCGGTCGAAGTCATGCAGGCCATGAGCGCATACCCGGATTTGCCGGAGGAGGTATGAAAAATGGAAAACGTAAGAAAGAAAATCCTTGTCGCCGCAATTCAGAAGTACGGACAGAGCGCGCAGCAGTTCAAGGCCATCGAGGAGCTGTCCGAGCTCATCCGTGCGCTGGCGCGGGCCGACGACCCCGAGAACATCGCCGAGGAGATGGCCGATGTGCGCATCATGTTGGACCAGCTGGAGCTGATCTTCCGCAACGGCCAGAAGGTGGCGAAGTATGAAGTCCAGAAGCTGCGACGACTGGACCAGCGGGTCCACGCGGCGGATGTGATCGAATGAGCCGGAAGGTAAGACAGCCCGAGCGGCATCTGATCGACGGGCGCGAAATGACGGTGCAGGAGATTGCCGACATGCTGGGCGTCACCAAGATGGCGCTGCAGGGGCGGCGCAGCCGGCTGGGCAGACCGACCTATCAGACCGTGGTGAACATGTACCGGGAGAACTGCTTCGGGAGCGACCGCGACCGGAGCGCCCGGTACATGGTGGACGGGAAGTGGATGACCCGGAAGCAGATCGCCGGGATGCTGGGCATAAGCCCCAGCACTCTGACGAACTGGCTGTGCGATAACAAGGGCAAGAGCCTGTTGGACGCCGTTGAACACTACCGGCGGTATCAGACCGGGGAGCTCAATCGGCACTACGCCAGGGGCGGCGCAAAGCCGATACTGTACCGGGTGGGCCGCAAGACCTACACGGTGCCGCAGGTGGCGCGGATGTTCGGCGTTTCCCATACCTCGGTGAGCTTTGTGCTGAAGCACCGGAACGGCGACATGGCCGCGACTATCCGGCATTACAAGGAACGGGAAAACCGGAGGACACAGAAGGCCGAGAGGGACATCATGAGCATACTTGGATTTTAGGAGGTGGATCAATGATTACGGAAATCAAGCCGATCGAGACGATCTACAACGGCTACCGGTTCCGGAGCCGACTGGAGGCGCGCTGGGCGGTGTTCCTTGACAGTCTCGGGGTGAAGTATGAATACGAACCGGAGGGCTTCCGGTTGCCGGACGGCTCCATGTACCTGCCCGACTTCCGGGTCATGTGCCATGCCTCGCGAGGGCAGGACTGTGAACCGTTCCCTCTGTACATCGAGGTCAAGGGTCAGATGGACGAGGCCAGCGCGAAGAAGATCAAAGAGTTTTCATATTGGGGCTGGTATGGGAAAATTGACGCCTATTGCGATTCTTTTCCTGACAACCCCAATAAATCCGGCAAAAAACCGCTCCTGATCGTCAGCGACATTCCCAACATTGAATACGCCGACGATGTTTACGATTCGCGCGCGATGGGTAGTTATGATTGCCTTGGATTCGATCTCTATCCTCACAACTACGAAACCGTGGACGGAGACCACTTTGGGGCCTACCCTTGCGCTTGGAATGGCCACTTTGGATTATTTGGAGATGATAGCAGTTACACTGGATGGGGCGACCACATCCACACCGCCTACGCCTATCTCGCGGCTCGGCGCGCCCGGTTTGAACACGGGGAGAATCCGCAGCTGGTGCCGATGGACTACCGTGGAAGGATACAGTTACTGAAAGCGCGGGACATTTTTGGAGCGATCACTTAGGAGGACAACATGATCCACGATAGATCAATCAGCATCTGCGCTGCTGGCAGCCGCGACGCGGTGCTGTGGCCACAGGCGAAGTACACGTGGGGTGAGCTGGTCGAGCGGCTGAAGACACCGCAGGTCGGCACAGAGACCCATGTCGCCTACATGCGCATGAGCAAGGCCGCGCAGGATCGGCTGAAGGACGTGGGCGGTTTTGTGGGTGGGACGTTGCAGGGCGGGCGGCGCAAGATCAGGACAGTGACCGGGCGCGACCTGGTCACCCTTGACCTGGACGCCATTCCCGCGGGGGGCACCGAGGGCGTGCTGTTCGACGTGGACCTGCTGGGCTGCGCGGCCTGCATCTACTCCACCCGCAAACACGACCCCGACCACCCCAGGCTGCGGGTGATCCTTCCGCTGAAACGCACCGCGACGGGCGAGGAATATGAACCCCTCGCCCGGAAGGTGGCTGAGAAGCTGGGAATCGACAAGGCCGACCCGACCTGCTTCCGACCCAACCAGATGATGTACTGGCCGAACGTGTCCGCTGACAGCGAATACATCTATGAAGTTTACGACAAGCCCATG